GGAAAATTGTAATTGTACGGCATGTAAGTGTAAAAAATCTTGTAGTTGTTCTTGTTGCGATTGTTAAAAAACATTATATTTATAAATAAATAAAAAATTAAATTATGGCTAAACATTCATTTTTCGGAGGAGGAGCTGACGGAAATATAAACACAACAGCACTTGCTAATGCCGGATATAATTTATTTGGGCAGTTTGACTCAACTGAAGGGATAGAAAAATATCTAGAAGTACCAAATGGTATAGGAGCATTAATTAATACTCCTAACGTAACATCTATTGGATCCGCAAACATACCCTTAAATAATCAAAAAGCAGGAACAGTAGTTTCAACAGGAAATAGTGCAGAAATTAGTGCTATCCAGGCCTCAAGTTTTATGGGAGGAGTTAACAATGGTGGTGGTTTAGAAGGTAATGGAAAAAGATATTATTACATAGGTTGTATAAATTATGCCGCTTATAACATTAACGCTTCCGCTGCTAATCAAATCCCAGGAAATAATGTAGATGGAATGTATACGGTTGATGAAGGTGTAGCTCAATATACAACAGCAGGAGATGTTGGTGGTTCATCAACAGATTACACAGTGTGTTTATTATCTAATAATAAAAATGGACAAGGAACTGCTACTAGACAAGGATCAAGAATTACTTTTAGATTTGCACAAAATGCTTTAGGTAGTGGTTTATCTAATTTAGCTTATTATGTAAATACAGAGGCAGATTATGGTTTACAAATTACTGCACTTATGAATGATGAAAACGCAGCCGGAAGATGGTTAGGAGCTGGGTATGGTATATTACAAGGAGCACAGCCTGCTTTTTGGGATGGTGATAATTAAAAACTTACAGCTCGATTCATAGCCGAGCGACTATATAAAATCAATTTTGAGATCTGTGGCCTTCTATTTGGAGGTCACATTTTTTTTTCGTATATTAATAACAAATAAATTAAGTCTAGATGAATAATAAAGTAGTAATGATAGGTGCAGGAGTAGCAAATGTAAATGCTGCCACTAAATTAGTTGATGAAGGTTTTCAAGGCAAAATCACTATTATTGATATGGGTAAAGATCCTTATCGAAGACCCTATGAAGAAGTAATGACTGGCTTTTTAGGAGCTGGTGGTTGGTCTGATGGTAAGTTAACTTATCACACATCAATTGGGGGTCAATTAAGTAAATATTGTGGTGAAGAAAAAGCAATGGAGCTATTTGATCAAGTAATTGACAATTTTAAACGTTTTCACCCAAACCCCTCAGAAGTACAATGTTCGAACCCTACAGCGGAACCAGAATTTATTAAACCATATTTTGGATTAAGATTATTCCCAGTATGGCACGTTGGTACAGATTACTTACATGAAATAGGTAAAAATTGGTATAATTTTTTAGCTGATAATGGTGTTGAATTTATTTGGGAAACTAAGGTAGAGGATATTAATTTTAAAGAAAATCATGTTTCATGGAAGAAAGGGCTAGCTAATATAAATCAACACTATGATAAACTTATTTTTGGTGTAGGTAAATCAGGTATTGACTTTGGTAAGGTATTAGCTGAAAAATATGATTTACCAACTGAACCTAAACCAGTACAAATAGGAGTTAGATTTGAAGCACCACAAAAACACTTTCAAAAATTAATTGATGTATCTTATGATTTTAAATTATATCGTAAATTCGAAGACAAAGGAGTATCATTACGTTCATTCTGTACAAACAACAATGCAGCATATGTTGCCGTTGAAGAAACGTATGGAGATCATTCATACAATGGACATGCTAAAAAAGATGAAGCATTTAGAAATGATATGACTAATTTTGGTATTCTAATGGAAGTACAAGGTATAGAAAATCCATTTGAATGGTCTAGAGAATTAGTAGGCAAAGTGCAAAAAGAAGCAACAGGATTATTTTATAGTCCTACTCGCAAACCGTCATCTACATCTGAAGGTATTGATGTAAGTGCTGTTCAAATTGATTCATTAGATGAAATTAGAGAAGCATTTCAAGGTTATTATACATACATTGATGATTTTATTGATGATATGAAGAAAGTATTTCCTACATTAGGAGATGATTGGGGTGTGTATGTACCAGAAATAAAGTACTTATCACCTGAGCCATTAGTTAATTATAAAGATTTAAGTTTAACAAAATATCCTAATGTACACTTTGTTGGTGATGCATTAAGTGCAAGAGGAATAACAGTATCAGGAGCACAAGGTACATTAGTAGCAGAACAATTAATAAATAAAATATAAATTATGGGTAAAGGTAAAAGACTATATGAAGAAAAAGTAATTAAGTATAAAGGAGCAAGACATTACTTAATAAGAATGGAAGGTGAAGAGCATTTTAAACACCATAGATGGGATAACCCAGCAATAGTTCCAATGTCTAGAAAAAGCGAATTTAAAAAAGGATATTTTTTAAGTGGCATTGAATATGATGAAGAAATTTATAATGAAATTATGAAAGAGAGAGAAGGTTTACCTTGGTATAAGCAATCAGCTCCTAAAGGTGAAACATATAGAAACTAGTTATGAGAGAATCAACAATACAAGCTTTACCTTATAAAGGTGAAATTCATAAAAAAGCTTGGGGTCATGAATTATGGATTATTAACAATGAAAAATATTGTGGTAAATTATTAGTATTTAAAGCTAATAAGCAATTTTCAATGCATTATCATATGTTAAAAGATGAAGCCTGGTATATTAATAAAGGTGAATTTGAATATAAATATATTGACACTGAAACTGCAGAATTAAGATCTAAAATAGTTAAAGAAGGTGATTGTATTCACTTAATTCCAGGACAACCCCACCAAATGTTGGCTTTGCAAGAAGGAAGTTGTATATTCGAGGTATCAACACAACACTTTGACAGTGATAGTTATAGGATTTTACCTGGGGCATCACAAGATGAAAATAATAATGAAGGTTTACCATTTTAACTATGATAAGAAAAAAATATAAAAAAGAGGATCAAGAATTAGCTGCTGCTCTACTAGAAACAGATAGAAATACTGCAATATTAGAAGTAAAATTATTAGGTTTATCTAAAATTAAGGATAATTTACTATATGAGTGTAAATATATAGATAAAGGAACAATTAAAACAGTTCCTATTATAGCGCATGATGTAACTCAAGCTGTAGCTAAATTAGATCCATATGTAGATTCTGCAATTCCAGAAAATGTTTTAAAAATAATGTTAGGAAACGAACGATATACTATATAATATGAAAATAGGTTTTTGTGGTACAATGTCAGTAGGTAAAACAACTTTAGTTAACGCTTTAGCTAAATTACCAGAATTTAAAGATTATACAACTAGAACAGAGCGTTCTAAGTATCTTATGGAAATGGGTATACCATTAAATACAGATTCTACTGTTAAGGGTCAAGCTATATTTTTAGCTGAAAGAGCTAGTGAATTGATACAAGATAATATTATAACAGACAGGACAATTATTGATGTAATGGCATTTGCTAAATCATCTGAATCAATGAATTATATAGAAGCAAATGATTTTTGTCATTTTGCAAGTAATATGTTAAATGAGTATGATTATATCTTTTACATATCTCCTGAGGGTGTAGAAATAGAAAATAATGGTGTGAGGGAAACTAATGCTGATTACAGAAAAACTATTGATGAAGCTATTCAATTATTAATTATTAAATATAGACATAAAATTAGAAATTTAATTGAAATTAAAGGTGCAACAGAAGAACGTATAAAATTAGTTAAACAGGCAATTATTTCGTGATATTTATAACAAAAACATACTCACAATGAAAAAATCAGAATTTAAAGCATCAATAAAGGGAGAAATAATTGAAATACTATCTGAAGAATCTGCTGATGAAATTAATGCTAAAGCTGAGGCACAAGCTAAATTAAATAAAGAATTAGAAACAACAGCATCTCTCCAAAAAGAATCTTTAAATCCAGAGGTATCTAAAACATTAGACCGTTTTATTAAAGCAATGGCTAAAAGATATGGTTACTCAGAACAAGATGCTGTATTTGCTATTATGGCTGCTTTAAAACAAAGAGATTTTGATGATGATGATGATAATGAAAAAAAATCTAAATTTAAAAAAGCAGGTGAAGCATCTGGTTTTGATATGAGAGGTTTAAAAGAAGAAGATGATGATGAACCAACGGCATCACAATTAAAATCAGAACCAATATCTAAAATTGGTTATAAATTAGCTGATACAAACAAAGAAATGAAGTCAGTAGTTAAAAAATGGAAAGATGCTGAGGGTGCTGAAAAAATAAAATTAACTGATAGGCTAAGAGAGTTAACAAAAATGAAAAAAGAATTAGAATCTTTATTATAATCAATTATGAAAAAACTATTTAAAATTTTACTAGCAATAGGCGGTGTTATTGTTGGAGCAATTGCTTTATTTTCTTCACAAAGTAAAAGTAAAAAAGAATTTAATAAAAGAACTAAAGCTAATGATAAAAAATTAGATTTTATTACTAAAGAAACAGCTAAAGTTAAAGCTGATAAAAAAACAACAAAAGCAAAAATCAAAAAAACAGCAGCTAAAGTTAAATTAACAAAAGCAAAAGTTAAAAGTACTAAAAACGCAAAATCTACAATTGATAGTTTTGAGAAAAAGTATAGAAAATAATGAGATATTTATTTTTAATCTTAACACTGTTAATAACACTTAAGAGTTATAGTCAAGATACAGTTAAAATACCACAGGACGAATTAGAAGAATTTTTTTTAGCTGTTGATACTTTAAAACAACAAGACTCCATTAAATCTGCTTTAATAAATGACTTGGAGTATCAAATAAAAAATTATACATTGTTATCACAACAAGATAGTTTAATTCTTAATTATAAAGAAAAAGAAATTTCAATTCTTAAGGATCAAATTACACTGTATGATAATAGATTAAATCAAGTAGATAAATGGTATAAAAAACCCTGGGTAGGGTTTGTAGGTGGATTTATAGGCACATTAGTTACAATCCACATAATAGATTACTCATTGCCTAGATAATGGCTGAAGATATAAAAAAAATAATAAGACAAGAATACTTAAAATGTGCTAAAGATCCTGCCCATTTTATGAAGAAATACTGTTATATTCAACACCCCCAAAGAGGTAGAATACAATTTGGTTTATACCCATTTCAAGAAAAAGCGTTACATTTAGTTAGGGACAATCCATACTCAATTATATTAAAATCAAGACAATTAGGTATATCTACATTATCAGCTGGTTACTCATTGTGGTTAATGTTATTTCATAAAGATAAAAATGTATTATGTATAGCAACAAAGCAAGAAACAGCACGTAACATGGTTACTAAGGTAAAGTTTATGTATGATAACTTACCTTCATGGCTTGCTATTAAAGCTGAAGAAAATAACAAATTATCTTTAAGATTAAGTAATGGATCAATAATTAAAGCAACATCAGCTTCAAGTGATGCTGGTAGATCAGAAGCAGTATCTTTACTGTTGATTGATGAAGCAGCTTTCATTGATAATATTGGTGAAATATGGGCATCAGCTCAACAAACACTAGCAACTGGTGGTGGAGCAATAGTGTTATCTACTCCTTATGGTACCGGAAATTGGTTTCATAAAACATGGGTTAATGCTGAAGCAAGTGAAAATCAATTTCTCCCAATCAAATTACCTTGGTATGTACACCCTGAAAGAGACCAAGAATGGAGAAATGAACAAGACTCATTATTAGGTGATCCTAGATTAGCAGCACAAGAATGTGACTGTGATTTTAGTACATCAGGTGATATAGTATTTCATTCTGAATGGATTGAGTTTTTAAAAGAATCAACAATTAAAGATCCAATGGAACGAAGAGGTGTTGATCAAAATCTATGGATTTGGGAAGCAGCTGATTACTCAAGAGAATATATGGTTACAGCTGATGTAGCCAGAGGTGATGGTAAAGATTTTTCAGCATGTCATGTGATGGATATAGCAACAAATACACAAGTAGCAGAATATAAAGGACAGATGCCACCTAAAGAATTTGGATATTTTTTAACTGGTTTAGCTACAGAATTTAATAACGCAATGTTAGTAGTAGAAAATGCTAATATAGGTTGGGCAACATTAGATGCAGTTAGAGAAAGAGGATATAGAAACTTATATCAATCACCAAAATCAGATGCATTAACGGCTGAGTCATTTTTAAGAGTATATGAAGGTAATTCAGAAATGGTACCTGGGTTTACAATGTCAATGAAAACTAGACCACTTTGTATAAATAAATTTAGAGAATTTGTTGGCGATAAATCAGTAACTATCCGTTCAAAGCGTTTACTTGAGGAAATGAAGGTGTTTATTTGGAAAAATGGAAGACCGGAAGCTCAAACAGGCTACAACGATGACTTGGTTATGTCATTTGGGATTGGTATGTTTCTACGAGACACGTCGTTAAAATTTCAACAACAAAGTTTAGATATGGCAAGAGCAGCATTAGGAGGAATTAAAAGTAATAGAGCTACAGAAACAGGAGCATACACAGGATTAGGTAATAATATATCAAATCCATATGAAGTTAAAATAGATGGAAAATCCCACGATATAAAATGGTTATTAGGGTAATAAATATTATATTTATAAATAAATAAAACATGGCAGATAAAGGTTTATTTTCAAGATTAAGAAGACTATTCTCAACAGACGTAATTATTCGTAATGTGGGTGATAGCCAACTTAAAGTTTTTGATGTTAATAAGATACAACAATCAGGAGAAGTAGAAACTAATTCATTAGTTGATAGGTTTAATAGAATTTACTCTAATTCAAGTACTTCTTTATGGGGTCAACAATCTCATTTTAATTATCAATATCTAAGACCACAACTATATTCAGAATATGATGCAATGGATACTGACGCCATTATAGCATCAGCATTAGATATTATAGCAGATGAATCTACACTTAAAAATGATATGGGTGAAGTATTACAAATTAAATCTGCTGATGAAGATATACAAAAAATACTTTATAATTTATTTTATGATGTATTAAATATAGAATTTAATCTTTGGCCATGGGTTAGAAATTTAGCTAAATACGGTGATTTTTTCCTTAAGTTAGAGATTGCAGAAAAATATGGTGTTTATAATGTAATACCTTATACAGCATTCCATATCGAGAGATTAGAAGGTTTAGATAAAGATAATCCAACTGAAGTACAATATAGATTTTCACCAGATGGTGTTTCTGCTTCTGATTATGGGTACTATAATGTGCCAAATACTGGGACATTTGAAAATGCAATTATATTTGACAACTACGAAATGGCTCATTTTCGTCTATTAACGAACATGAATTTTTTACCTTATGGTAGATCATATATTGAACCAGCAAGAAAATTATTTAAACAATATGTGCTGATGGAAGATGCTATGTTAATACATAGAATTGTTAGAGCACCAGAAAAACGTATTTTCTATATGAATGTTGGAGCAATACCTCCAAATGAAGTAGACGCGTTTATGGAAAAAACTTTAAGTAAATTAAAACGTACTCCCCATGTTGACGAAAAAACAGGTGAGTATAATTTAAGATACAACATGCAAAACCTACTTGAAGATTATTACATCCCAGTTAGGGGTAATGATGCAAGTACTAAAATTGAAAGTGCTAATGGTTTACAGTGGGATGGTATTGCTGATGTTGAATATTTAAGAGATAAATTATTCGCTGCTCTTAAAGTGCCTAAAGCATTTATGGGTTATGATGAAAACACAGACGGTAAAGCTACACTAGCAGCTCAAGATATTAGGTTTGCTCGTACAATTGAAAGAATACAAAGAATCGTAGTTTCAGAATTATATAAAATAGCATTAGTTCATTTATATACCCAAGGTTATAAAGATGAACAATTAGCTAATTTTGAACTATCTTTAACAACACCTTCAATTATATATGATCAAGAAAGAATAGCATTAATGAAGGAAAAAATGGATTTAGCTGCTCAAATGGTTGAAACTAATTTGTTCCCAAGTGATTTTATTTACGATCATTTATTCCATTTGAGTGAAGATCAGTATGACGATTTTAGAGATTTAATTAGAGAAGATGCTAAGCGTGAATTTAGAATTAAACAAATCGAAGCAGAAGGTAATGACCCAGTTGAAACTGGCCAGTCATATGGTACACCTCATGATTTAGCTTCATTATATGGTAAAGGAAGAATGTATTCAAATCCAGGTGATACTCCAGAGCCAAATAAAGATAACCAATATATAGAAGATAGAAAAACTGTATTAGGTAGACCAAAAGAAAAAGCATCTAAACGAAATACACAAGATGATAATTTTGGAAAAGATAGATTAGGCAGAGATGGGATGAAAAAAGATTACAATGATCCTAAAAAAAGTTCATTAGCATTAGAAAGTAATGCTGCTTTTATTAAGCATGAAGCAATGTTAAAGTCTATTCCTAAAAAGAAAAAATTAGTATTTGAGCAAAATAGCGCAGAAAGTTCGCTTCTTGATGAATCAAATATTAAGGAGTAATAATTTTAGTATATTTATAAAAAAATAAGTATTGATGTATATAAAACATTCAAAATTCAGGAATACAGGTATTCTATTTGAAGTAGTAGTTAGAAAAATTACTTCAGAAACATTATCAGGTAAAGATTCCCCCGCAATTACAATTTTAAAAACACATTTTGTTAATACTGAACTAGGTAAGGAATATAAATTGTATGAAGCCGTATTTAAATCTAAAAATTTGAATGATAGTAAAGCAAATACCATATTAACTACAGTACTAGAACAATCTAAAAGACTTAACAGAACTAGAATCAGAAAAGAAAAATATAACTTAATTAGTGAATTAAAAAAGCATTATAATGTAGAAGATTTATTTAAAACAAAAATGCATGATTATAAAGCACAGGCATCTTTGTATACACTATTAGAAGCATATAATACTGATAAATTAATTAACCCAAATCAAATTATTGATAATAAAGTAACACTTTTAGAGTATTTAACTTCAACAACTGTAAATAAAAACACAGTTAAAGATACATTAATTGAAGAATTTAAATCCCAAGATAAAGATTTACGTACCCTAACGTATCATGTAATGCTAGAAAAATTTAATTCTAAATATGATACTTTAAATAATAAACAAAAATCAATACTTAAAGAATTTATTGAATCTGTAGATAATACTTCTAGGCTTAAAGAATTTTATAATAATGAAGTTAATTTAATTAAGGAATCTATTAAAAAATCAACATCAAAAGTAAAAAGTGAGGTTGTTAAAATTAAATTAAATGAAGTTTCATTTCTAATTAAAGAATTAGATAAAAAAACTATAATAAAAAGTGATCATTTAGTTGATTTACTCCAATATCATTCATTGTTAGAAGAATTAAACACAGCCCATGGATAATATTATAAAGAAAATTACTAAATTAATATTAGAAAAAAAAGAATCTAAGGATGTAGATCCAAAGTTAAAGGATTGGATTGAAAAAAGATATGGTCCTTGGAATGAAAGAGATTTTATATCTGATAAAGGTGATACTTATTTTAAAACCGATGAGGTAAATAAAGAAACAGGATCAGTTAGTCATACAATAATTAAGTTACCTTCCTTTACAGAACTAGTAAAACAACTTAAAAGAACTAAAGATGCAGCTAATAACTTAGTTAAAGGTGAGTCTGTAAGAGATGATGAAGTCTTAAGAAGTATAGCTGATGAATTAAGATTAGAGTTTAATAAATTTAGAACTCACTTAAGAAAAGAATACCCAGCATTTTATGCTCAATTAAAGGGTCAACTTACAGAAGAAGAATTAGATGAAATGTCTACAACTGGTGGTGGAGCTGGATCAGCTACATTTACACCAGGTACAGGGATGCAATATGCAACCCCATTTGCTTTTAAATTAAAAAAGAAAAAAAAGGAAGTAAAAGAAAACGTAGGTAGTGATTTAGGACCAGGTCCTAAAGCAGGTCCTAAAGGAGTTAGTGATAATGCTTATGTAAAAGATTTTGGATATAAATTAGTTCCAAGCAAAATAAAAGACTCGGGTATAATAGTTAAGCAATTATTTGAAGCAGGTGAATCAACAAATGATTTTCAACAAAAAAGAATGGCTGCATTTGATCGCATTGAACAGGAAATAAATGATATTTATAAAATGTTGAGCAATGCTAAAAATGAAACGGCTGAGTATTATAAAGAAAACCCGGGTTCATATGGTGTTGTTAAACCAACTGACTTAGTTTTAGACTACGTAAAAGATATTAAAGACTTATTAAAAGGAGAATAAAATGGCAAAAACATTACAAGAACAATATAATCAAATAAAAAACGGAAAAGGTAGTAAAGAAATTTTCCTTAAAGAAGTTAAAGCTAAATACCCAAATTTAGTTCGTAACGCTGCTAAATTTGATGAAGCAGCATCAATACTATCAAAGCGTAGTATTATATCAGAAAACTTATATGTAGCTAATGCTCAAGCAGATCCAGATTGGTTTAAATTATTTGATAAAAACATGAAACTTATTTCTGAAGAAGATGTAAAAGCTCTTGAGAAAAAAATGACTAAAGGTGTTAAAGATTTACAAGCACCAGATAAAGGATATGATTATAAAGATGATAAAAACATTAATAACGTATCAGGTGAGCAATTCCGTCAAGGTTATTTTACAGAACTTACGGATGTAGCTAATATAGATAAAACTAAACAAGAATTAATTGATTTAGTTATAAAAAACATGTCTAAAAACCCACAATATTATACTGAGGAAGCTCAGTTTGGTATTCAAGGAATTGGTTATACTGAAGATGCTCCGGCATTAGGTAGAGGCAATGAAATTAAAGATAGTGGTACTTTAGGATATGGTAAAGAAACCAAAAAGAAGTTAAAAAAACAAGATTCATCAGCTTACGCAGACAAAATGTCAGCCAGTGTATTTTCAACGGGATACACAGATTTAGCACCTAAACAACCCTTAGAAGAAAATAAAATGATATCATTACTAGACATACTAAACGAGTCTCCATTAGGAGAAAAGCCAAAATTAAAAAAGAAAAAAGTTAAAAAAGAAACAACAGATACTAAATTAGCTGAAATTGAAAAAAATGGTAGAATTGCTACTATGGAACTTCAAATTGAAGCTTTATATGAAATTATTGAAGGTAAAAATGAAAGAATTTCTATGGTTACTGAAGATGATAGTTTATCAGAATTAGTTGATAAAGCTAAAATGAAAGAAATGCAACGTGAAGTAAAGATTCTTGAAAAACGTAAAGATAAAATGGAAAAGGTTTATGAAAAAATGTGTGGTAAAGCATATAAAAGACAAATGGACGAAGATTTAGGATCTTCTAACTATGCTGGAGCAGCTAATAATGATAAATCAGAATCAGCTTTTAGAAATAATGACAATGAAGAAATTGCTGAAGAAAGCAATGCAGGGTCAAATGAAGGATCAAATGATAACAGCAATGAAAATTCAAATGACAATAAAGAATCTTATTCGGGTTTAAGTAAGTTTAGAACAGCATAATATTTAATATGAGTCAATTACTAATAGAAACACACGTATTTAAACCTAAAGGAGTAACTATAACAGAATCTCGTTCAAAACGAGGTCTTCCATTAGTTGAAGGTATACTAGCTACTGCTGAAGTAAAAAATGGCAATGGTAGATATTACTCTAAAGATTTATGGGACAGAGAAATAGATAAATATAGAGTATTAGTTGATGAAAATAGAGCAATGGGTGAATTAGATCATCCTGAAAGCTCAGTAATCAATTTACAAAATGTATCACATAACATATCTGAAATGTGGTGGGATGGAGATAATGTAATGGGTAAGATAGAAATTTTACCTACCCCAAATGGTAATATACTTAAAGCATTAGTTGAAAGTGGAATTACAGTTGGTGTTTCATCTAGAGGAATGGGTACATTAGAACAAAAAGGTGAATTAATGGAAGTACAAGATGATTTTGAATTACTATGTTGGGATTTTGTTTCAACACCTTCCAATCCAGATTCATTTATGCATCTAGTAAGAGAAAATAAAGAATTTAAAGCACAAAATAATTATAAAAAAGTAAATACAATACTAGGTGAAATATTATGTTCACATGGTTTTTGCCCTATTGTATAATTTAAGATTTTACCCCTGATTCCCGAGAAGAGGCGTTTTCATTTATTTGAAGCGCCTTTTCGCTTTTCGTATCTCCCCATATATGTATGATAGTAATATGTCATTTCTTATATGACATCAAATATAATACAAACCCCCTATTACGTTTCTTAATAAACGTAGTTTCCCAACAAAAAATTTAGGAAAAATGAACAGAAACTTTTTAAAAGAAGCAATCGCTGATGCTAAAGCAGTCAAAGAATCTGCAATAGCAAATGCTAAAGTCGCTTTAGAAGAAGCTTTCTCTCCACAAGTTCAAGCCATGTTCGCTAGTAAAATAGAAGAAATGGAAAAAGAAGATGTGAAGGAAGCTTATGATGAAGTAGACGAAGTAAAAGATGATGCTAAAATGGAAGAAGGAAAAGAGTACATGACTAAAAAGGAACGTAAAGAAGGTGACGATCGTAAATCAGACAATAAAGCTGAGACCGAAACTGAAAAAATGCGTAAACTTAAAGAAGATGACTCTAATCTAGATGAAATATTAGCAGAATTAGAAAAAGATGAAGATCTAAAGGAAGTCAAAGACAAAGAAATTGACGAAGCAAAAAAGGACGACGACAAGGAAGACATCAAAGAAGATGAAGAAACTGACGCTGAAGAAGAAGGCTACGAAGATGGAATGGAAGACGAAAAAGAAGATGAGGACGATGAAGACATCGACCTTGAGGACTTATCGGAAGAAGACCTTAAGAAATTTATCGAAGACGTAATCGAAGATATGGTTAATGCCGGTGAAATTGAAGCTGGTGAATCATTCGAAGATGATGTAGATGTAGATGTTGACGTAGACGGAGAAATTGAAGTAGAAGATGATGAAGAAACTTCTGTGGATGTTGCCGAAGCAAAAGAGGAAATTGATGAAAAACAAGGGTACGATGCACGATTAGACGATGCTGAAGGCGCTAAACATGGTAAGAAAAAGCAAGACATGAAACAACGTAGAGCTGATTCTGAAAACATGGAAAAAGCTGACGGTAAAAGAAAATTTGCTGGTGATTCTAAAATGAAAGAAGAAATGGACAAAGTTAAAGAAGAATTATCTGAAGCATATGCTACAGTTAAAACTTTAAAAACTGAGTTAAATGAAATCAATTTATTAAATGCTAAATTACTCTACACGAACAAAGTGTTCCGTGGCAAAAACTTAACTGAATCACAAAAAGTTAAAGTATTAGGTGCTTTTGATAAAGCTACTAATGTTAAAGAAGTAAAACTTGTGTTTGAAACTATCGATGGTAGTGTTAAAACTAAAGTAGCTAATAAATCTATAAGCGAAGGCTTTAGATCTAAAGGTAGTGCTTCTAACATGGCAGCAAATAGAAAAGAAACTAAGAAACAACCTATTGTTGAATCAGATGAGATGGTCGCACGCTTTAAAAAATTAGCTGGAATAATCTAATTCAATTAAAAATTAATAATAACAAAAAACAAAAATTAGAAAAATGTCACAATTAAATTCTCTATTAGAAAGCGCTAACCCTTACAAGTCACTACAAAGTGATGCAGCAAGGTTAGCCAACAAATGGAATAAGACAGGTTTGTTAGAAGGTATCGGAAGCGAGACTGAGAAAAACAATATGTCTATGATTCTTGAAAACCAAGCTAAGCAGTTGGTAATGGAAGAAAGCAACACAGGTGGTCCGCTTCCTGGTGCTGGTACATTTACTCCTGGAACAGGAGCACAATGGGCTGGTGTAGCTTTACCATTAGTAAGAAAAGTATTTGGTCAAATCGCAGCAAAGGAATTTGTTTCGGTTCAACCAATGAACTTACCTTCTGGCCTAGTATTTTATCTTGATTTCCAGTATGGTACTACAAAAGAACCATTTACTGCTGGTAATTCATTATATGGTAATACAGTAGCAACTCAAACAGGTCCTATAAATGACGTAACTTCTCCATTTGGTAACACAAATGCAGGTGGTCTTTATGGTGCAGGTAGATTTGGTTACTCTATTAACAATACACAATCCTTAGCTTATACAGCTATATCAGCATCTGTTGATTGGTATGTAGATTTACAAGCTGATTCTTCAGTATCTCAATCTTATGTTGCTGGTCAACAAGTACAAGATGGTACAGGTGCTTCAGCTAACACAGGTAACAAGCAAATCGGTATGTTCTCAGTACCAGTAGCTTCTTTACCAGGATATGATACTAGAGCCGTAAAAGGATTCTATTTATCAGGTTCAGTAGCAGCTATTCCTGCAACTACAGTTCAGTACCCACAATTTACAAAAGTAACTCAATCAGCTGGTGTTGATGTGATTGCTTTCTTTGCGGATTCTGATCTTGTAACAAGTGTAGCAGCGCCTCCAGGTGCAATTAAAGTTGTTTACACAATGCAAACAAATGACGCTCAAAGAGGTGATTTCGAAGATGGAAACACTAACTTGAACGGAGATAATAACCCAATCACTATACCTCAGATTAACATACAAATGCAATCAGAGGCTATTGTTGCTAAAACTAGAAAATTAAGAGCAGTTTGGACTCCTGAGTTCGCTCAAGATCTTAACGCTTACCATTCTCTAGATGCAGAAGCTGAATTAACTTCAATCATGAGTGAGTACATTTCATTAGAAATTGACTTAGAAATTCTTGATATGTTGATCGAATCAGCTGCAGCTGGTACAGAGTGGTGGAGTGCTCAAAACAACTTAGCAGTTGACCAAACAGGTGTTGCTAACGCGAATTTAGGATTCTTTAACTCTCAAGGACAATGGTTCCAAACATTAGGAACTAAAATCCAAAAGTTAAGTAATATCATTCACCAGAAAACTCTTAGAGGTGGTGCTAATTTCTTAGTATGTTCTCCTACAGTAGCTACTATTATCGAATCTATACCAGGATTTGCTAGTACTTCTGATGGTGATGCTGCTAAAATGAGCTACGCTTTTGGTGTACAAAAAGCTGGAACTATCAACTCTAGATATACTGTTTATAAGAACCCATACATGACTGAAAATACAATCCTATTAGGATTTAGAGGAGGTCAGTTCTTAGAAGCTGGTGCTGTATTTGCTCCATATATTCCGTTGATCATGACTCCACTAGTATACGATCCAAACACTTTCACACCAAGAAAAGGTTTACTTACTCGTTATGCTAAGAAAGTCGTAAGACCAGAATTTTATGGTAAGATCTTTGTTAATGGTTTAAATACTCTTTAATATTAAGATTTTAAAATAATAGTAATTAAGAGCCCCGCATTAGCGGGGCTTTTTTTTGTTATTTGGCTACTGGGTTAGTAGTTAGTATATTTATACCCAAACAAAACAGTTATTAAAATGAAAGAAACTCCCTCACAGTTACCAATTCAAAGTTACGTAATGAATTTCCCGCATACCTTTTCAACAGATGATCCAAATAATGTTTGGATGAAGGAAATGTCAAATAAAGAATTATCAATTAACAGACCAAAAGCATATAAGCAATTTATGGACTTATATAATTTTATGGCTGGTCAATCTTTAGTACATTTGCTACCCGCAGAAGGTAACTTTCAAGATTTAATTTATGTAGCAAATTTAGGACTACAATTACCACATATTAAAGATGAAAATCACATCTTATTATCTAATTATACTTCACCACCAAGACAAGGTGAAGAATATGTAGGTGAAAAATTCTTTAAACAAATGGGTTATAATACTCATATATCACCCCATAAATGGGAAGGTGAAGCAGATATAAAATATTTAAAAGATAATGTTTATATAGGAGGATATGATATTCGTTCAGATATAAAAACATACCATTGGATGGAAGAAAATTTTGATATGAAAGTTATTAAAGTTAAAATGGTTGATGAATATATGTACCATTTAGATTGTAGTATATTCCCGTTAAATACGCGGTCAACTATGGTTTGTACGGAGTTGTATGATAAAACCGAGTTAGCGCAAATAAGCAACTATACTAACATAATAGACATAGATGCTGAAGACTCAATGTATGGAATGGCTAATTCTGTTAGATTAGGTAATATGATTTTATGTGCTTCAAACGTTTCTGAAATGAAACGAGGAGATGAATTTTATGAAGGTGAAAAACACAAAATAGCTTCATTAGAAAAAATATGTTCTGATGAAGGAATGGAGCCTGTAATATTTAATTTATCAGAATATATGAAATCAGGTGCTATGTTAAGTTGTATGGTAATGCATTTAAATAGAGTTGATCATTTTAAATCTCTTCTTTAATGGCTGAGACTTTAGAAGATTGGTTAAATGGTGAAGTAAATGAATTATCAAAATTATCAGTAGGGGAATTAAGTAATACATTCTTTTTTAGAGATCCCTTAAGATCAACCCAAATAGATTATAAACATTTTTATAGCCCGGCAGATGGTACTATTTTATACCAAAAAGTAGTTCAACCTGGTGAGCAAGTTTTAGAAATAAAAGGTATTGATTATACTATCCAAGATGTAATGGGTGATAGTAGTTACAATAAACCTTCTTTAGTTATTGGAATATTTATGTCATTTTATGATGTACATATAAATAGAATTCCTTATGGTGGTGTGCTTAAATACAACCGTTTGGAACCTATAGAGTCAACTAATAAACCAATGTTAGCAGTAGAGAAGGATATTTTAAATAAAGTAATCAACCCTAACAACATGGCGTACTTAAAGTACAATGAAAGAATGTCTAACAAAGTGTATGTTCCTTCTTTAGATTACACATACCACATAATACAAATAGCAGATGAAGATGTAAATGTAATAGCCCCTTTTAAACAACAAGGGGATCTTTGTACACAAAACGAAAGATTCAGTTTGATTAGATGGGGATCACAAGTAGATTTAGTTCTACCTCTAGATTCTAGATATAAATTTGAGACCATTCTAGACGATACAATGCATGTAAATGCAGGTCTTGACAAATTAATCAAAATTAAAGAAACGAATAATGACATCGAACCATCATAAGGACGAGGTATTTAGAAAAAAAAGAATAGTTAAAAATCCTATTAAATTTAAATTACAATTAAACGAAGAGCAAAAAGAAGCAAAAGCAAAAATATTAGACCATACACTATCAGTATTAGCTGGTAGAGCAGGGTCAGGTAAAACATTATTAGCTTGTAATATAGCATTAGACGGACTATTAAGAAGACATTATACAAAAATTATAATTACACGTCCTACAGTATCAAAAGAAGAAATTGGATTTTTACCAGGTGATTTAAGAGAAAAAATGGATCCTTGGATTCAACCTATTTACCAAAATATGTATTCTTTATTTGATAAAGTTAAAGTTGAAAAATTAATTGAAGATGGAAAAATAGAAATAGTACCTTTAGCATTTATGCGGGGTAGAACATTTCTAGATTCATGTATTATAGTAGATGAAGCACAAAATGTTACTCATGAGCAAATGGAAATGATATCAACTAGAATTGGTTTAAGATCTAAAATGATAGTTTGTGGTGATGATCATCAAATTGATTTAAGAGGTAAAGCAGATTCTGGTTTTAGATTTTTATATGCAGCAGCTAGAAGAATTAAAAAAATGACTGGTATAACTTTAATGCAAAATCATAGGGATCCTATTGTTGATGATTTGATTGAGGTTTATGAAGAGGCTGAAGAAAAGGGTATGTTTAAAGGTACCTCAGGAAGTAGCGGAAAATACAAAAAATAAATAATATTTTAAGGAAGGTTTTCTAAATTGGGAGCATTCTTTGTATATTTATAACAAAAACAATATGTCATCGATCAATACACCTACTAAATTCCAAATAAAGCTTAAGGAAGAGCATGTGGTTAAGGGTATAAAAACACTTAATGAAACATTTTTCACTTTAGGAAATATTACTAATGTTGATAGAAGAATAGTAACAGTACCAGGTAGTACCAACATTCACCTATTTGATGTTAATGGTGTTCTTCCAGCAGCTGGGACATTTCCTTCAAGTAGTATGAAATATGCTAGAATTTCTAATTTAGATACATCATATTCTTTAGCAGTTTCATTTACATCTTCTAAAGCCCCAGATGGTCAAGGAGTAACTGGAACAGATATATCAGCTTCATTAAATGCCGGAACAGGTAATGGTGGAATAATAGGATTATATACAAATGTACCAACAACAGCTTCAGGCGCTGAACCAACTATTACAGGTTCAGGTATGACATTAGATATAACAATATCATCTTCTTTAGAAAATGCTGATGTATTGACTACAAGTATAGATGCTACTAACTGTGGTATAGGTGATGCATTTTCATTTATAACTCCATTAGAAGGAGGATCAGGAATAAATGCAACAGCATCTGTAACCATTGGAAATACTGATTTAACAGCACCTTTTGCAAACGATATAACAATATCGTCTTCAGACGCTTATGGATATCTTGCCGGGGATGTTTTAACAATACCAGCAGGTAACTTAGGAATTGGTCAATTAGTAACGGGTCAGGCATTTACACTTAATGGAAATACACCAACAGTATCAATCAATGTTACAAGAACATTTTCGATTCATACTGCAACTGGGTTTGGGGGAACAGCAACAGTTGTTGCAGCAGGTGGAAATATAACATCTGTAACTCCAGTTAATTTAGGTACAGCTTATCAATCAGGTCAATTAGTTACAATTTCACAACAAGAATTAACAAACCAGGGATTTGGAACTATAACAGGTGGGGATTTAACTTTTTCTTTAACAGCTGGAGATGTTCAAAACTCATCTCAAGTAACTTTAACAGCCTTAACTACCGCAAACGTAATATCAACTATAACAAGTGCGAAAATAAATCAAGGTGGAAGTGGGTATGAAGTTGGAGAAGAAATAACAGTAGAACCTCTTTATTTAGGGGGTGCTAATTATCCAATATTTACCTTAATAGCATCAGATTTTACAGAAAATGGTCCTAGAAGTTATTGGTCAATGAATTTATTACCAACATCATCTTTAATGTTTTCAAGCCCCGAAGTAACAGGTAGTATGTTTAATGGATTTTGGGGTCAAGATATAGAATTTGTATCTGTAATGAGTAATGCAGGTACAGGAATAAAAACAGACGTCGAGTATGTAGTAGTTAACTCAGACAACGCAACTAGTTAAAAAATAAAAATATGGCAAATATACCAATATGGCCCGGCTCTAGCTCATTTGCACCAGGAGATACACCTTTTGGATTTTATGATAATGATATAGAGTTCCAAATAGATGCAGATAAGTTTGCAGTTTTTGCAGCCCGAAGATTAGGATATCCTATTGTAGACATAGAATTACAAAATTTAAACTTTTATGCTGCTCTAGAAGAAGCAGTAACTATATATGCTAATGAGTTATATGGTTATAAAGTTAGAGATAATTATTTAACATTAGAAGGAGCAGATGCTTCTACAATGGATATAGAGAGTTCTGTAGTAATACCTAACTTAGGAAGAATTATTCAAATGTCAGAGCAGTATGGTGTTGAAGCTGGAACTGGTGGTAATGTTACATGGCATAAAGGTGAAATACATTTAACATCTAGTGTGCAAGATTACGATTTAGAAGCTTGGGCTGATGAAAATATACCCCATTATAAAGGTCATGATATAGAAATAATGAGGGTGTTTTATGAAGCACCACCTGCAATGTTAAGATTTTTTGACCCTTATGTAGGATCTGGAATGGGTACAATGGATATGATGGATAGTTTTGGTTGGTCTGGTTATTCACCAGCTGGGGTAGATTTCATGTTAATGCCTATTAATTATGATTTACAAGTAATTCAACAAATTGAATTCAATGATCAAATTAGAAGAGCTAATTATTCATTTGAAATGCATAACAACCATTTAAGAATATTTCCTATACCTGAGCATAATCACCCAACATCAATGTGGTTTGAATATATCTTAAATTCAGAACGTTCAAGTGCATCATTTGTTGTGGGAGGTAGTAGTACAATAACAAATATTTACGATGTACCTTATACTAATCCTAATTATGATGATATTAATTCAATAGGTAGAAGTTGGATATTTGAGTATGCTTTAGCATTATGTAAAGAAATGTTAGGGTATGTAAGAGGTAAATATCAAGTTGTTCCTATACCAGGGGACAATGTTACTTTGAATGCAAATGATTTGATAACAGCTGCAACAAGTGAAAAAGAAAAATTAATTGATAGATTAAGAGCTTATTTAGGTGAAACATCAAGAGAAAAACTATTAGAAAGAAGAGCTGTAGAAGGCGATTATTTAGAAAAAGAATTAGGTAAAGTACCTTTTCCAATTTATATAGGATAATATGGCATTATTTGGAGGAGCAAGAGATATAAGCCTATTTAGACACTTAAATAGGGAGTTAATGGCTGATGTTATTACTCAACAGTGTTCATTTTATAAATTTAAATTAGAAGAAACTAAAGTGAATTTATATGGTGAAGCAGCTGAGGAAAAATATTACATGGGTCCTGTTTTGCTTAATTGTCTAATTGAAAGATCAAATGAAGAATTTCCTGAAACTGACCTAGGTACTGACTTTACTTGGGGTGCTACTTTTAAATTTTTAAGAGATGATTTATTAGGAAAAATGGAAGAATTTAATTTAGATTTTGATCCAACAAATTATCAGTATGGGGCAGATTTAGTTCCTCAAGTTGGGGATATTATCTTATACCAAGAAGGATATTATGAGGTAGATAACGTAAATGCTAATCAATACTTTTTAGGTAAAAATCCTGATTATCCAAATGCACCACAATTACAAAATCCAGGATTAGAAAATTTTGGGGCATCAATATCAGTAATAGTAGAAACACATTATGTACCAGCAGATAAAGTAGGAATAACACAAGAAAGATTATATACTGGAAATAATTCAAACCCATCATTAAATGGCTAATAGAGGAATAATACCAACACCAAAAACTCAAAGAGAAATTTTAAATTCTCAAATTGAACCTTATAGTCCTCCAGAGGGCTCACCTGGTTTTGCTGAGATTGGTAATCCTAATGATGCCGATACACCAAATAGAGGTAATCAAATATCATTTAGAGATGATACAACAAAACCTTTTACATTAGGGATTAAAGATATTGATGAAGCTATAATGTACTATATGGAAGAAGTAATTCAACCTACAGTAATTCAAAATGGGGCAGTTCAACAAGTACCATTTATATATGGTTCACCTGAAAGGTGGAAGCAAGTACAAAAAGATGGATATTATAGAGATAAAAAAGGTAAAATAATGTTACCCTTAATTACTTTTAAACGTAATAATATTGAAAAAGTAAGAACAGTAGCAAATAAATTAGATGCTAATAATCCCCATAATGTAAGTATTTTTCAAAAACAATATAGTACTTCAAATGCATATGATAATTTTGCTATTTTAAATAACCAAAGACCAATAAAAACAAATTATGCCGTTGTTGTTCCTGATTATGTTAATATGACTTATGATTTTATCATAGCTACTTATTATATAGAGCAATTAAATAAAATTATTGAAGCTATAAATTATGCTTCTGATTCATATTGGGGTAATCCTGAAAGATTTCAATTTAGAGCTAGAATAGATAATTATGCTACACCAGTTCAAGTTGAACAAAAAGGAGAAAGATCTGTCCAAGCAACATTTTCTTTAAAATTGTATGGTTATCTTGTTCCTGATACAATACAAAAACAAATAAGTAAAATTAATAAAAAATTTAACACCCCAGTACAATTAGTATTTACTAATGAAACAGTATCAGGTATAGAACAAATACAACAAAATAATAGGGTCAACCCAAATCCACGTTTGGGCATTCAAACAGACAATTCACTTTCGAAGTTTGAAGATCAATAGTAATATTGTGGTAATTCATAATATTTATAAATAAAATTAAATGGGTATAATATTAAGACAGAATAAAGGCTCAGAATTAACGTTCGCAGAAGTAGATGGAAATTTTCAATCCCTCTACTATTCTAGTTCTTTATCTGGAAATATTCTTTCATTTTTCTTTCCAAGTAGTAGTGTTACCCATAGTGTAGATATAGGAGGTGCCCAAGCTGGTGTTAACCAAATTATAGCAGGATCTAATGTTACAATTTCTCCTGCAGATGGAAAAGGTGTAGTAACAATAAATTCTTCAGGTGGTGGTGGTGGAGGATCAGGTATATTTGTTCAAACCGGTTCATTTTATGCTACTACAAATGATTTACAAATAACAGGTTCACTTGGTATTAACGGAGATATTTCTTTACCAGATAATACTTTTATAAGATTAGGTGATAAAGCTGGTGGAGGTGGTGGTGATTTAAAAATTTATCATGATAGTAGTAATAGTTACATAGAGGATCAAGGGCAAGGATTTTTATTTTTAAGAGCAGCAAATTCACTTGTATTAGAAGATAATCTTGGTGGTAATTATTTTAGGGGAACTAAAGGAGGGGTAGCAGCAGATTCACTTTCTGGTGTAGTTCAATTATATTTTAGTGGTTCTGAAAAATTTAGAACTACGGGTTCAGGTGTTTTTGTTACAGGTAATGTAAGTGCTAGTGGAAATTTATTCGCTACGGTAACAGATAATACAGATACTAATTTTAAAACAGTAATGTATGACTCTACTACAGGTCAATTCTTTAGTACAGGATCATACGGGAGTAGTACAACTTATGATTATTTAGCAGTTGGAACTATTCCTAGTGGTGTAGTAAATTCTCCACCTATGGGCACAGGATATAGCTCAGCTTTAGGTGTAGCAACTACAGGTGGATCTGGAACAGGTATGACAGTTGACACAGTAGTGTCAGGAGGAGGAGTTCAAACAGTTACAATAAATAACCCAGGTACTGGATATTTAGTAGGTGATAACGATATAGTAATAAGTGGTGGTGATAGTGGTGCTATAATAACTTTAAGTGGGGCTACTGGTGAAACAAATCCTAGTCTAAGACTTACTGATAGTGCTTTCGTTTTTGACGATGTAAAACTAACTGGAGGTACAAATGTTACTATAACAAGAACAAGTGATACTGGTATAACATTCGATGTTGCAGCAGCATCTACAGATGGAATATTTAATGTAGTAACAGGTACTATTTTTGGTACTACTTCTTCGCTACAAGTAACAGGAAGTACAATACAACAATCACCATTTACAACAACCGGAGCTAATATAACGGCTTCAAATGCAGGAACAGGTGGTGGTGTAGATAAATATGCTATGACTATAAGTGAGTCAATGTGGCATTACACAGATAATGTAGGAGTTCCAACATCAAAAGCATGGAAAACAGATTTAGATGGTTCATATTTTAATAATTTTGACCATAATACAGATACAGCCGAAATAGTAAGATTTATGGCTGGGCTATTAAGTGCATCTGCACCAGATGCGGCACCAAACACACGTACTTACGCAAGTTTAGGCGTAGCTACATCGAACACTGATACTGGTACAGCACCTAGCGGACGTGTACCTCAATCGAGTACTAACGACGTAATTAATTATTTAAATTCAAAAGGATTTGCAACTCCTGGTGCAACTATATTTAGTGGTATTAGCCCAATTTATAATAATACGTCTTTTAAAAAAGAATATTCATCAGTAGCAGGAGGTTCAACAATTGTTTCTTCATCTGCTGATACTCAATTATTTGGTTTAGGAAATATAGGACAAGCATTTAATGTATCAGGATCAGATCAATATATATTTTATGATAACTCAGCAAAAAGTCCAGTTACAGCAATATCAACTTCAATTCACCTTTTATCAAAAACAGGACCGGGAACAGCAAATGGTTTAACTATTGGGAATATTGAAACAGGTAATGCTTTAATTCCAGATGCTTATCAAGATGGTAAATTTGCAGGTGTTTTTGATCAATTATTATATAATGGTGGTGTTGGTTTAAGTAATGTAACATCATCAGGCTATTATTATTTCTCATCCTCGGTTGCAGTACAATCAGGTTCATCTGATTATTCAGATTTCTTTGCCCAAAATGAGGAAATATTTTATGCACCAACAACTGCAATTAATAGTGGTATATCTACAAATACACCTACTATAGGATACTTCGGTAGCCAATCATTAACAGTTACTTCAAGATCACTTTCAGGTGCTAATTATTTATTAACAGCTACTTGGGAATCATCAGCATCTATTACAAATGCATTTAATCCCATGTTTGCATCCAGTACTACATTTGCAAGAATATTTGAATCTAATGGAATATTAGTAATTAATAATGGAACAGGTGGTGTAGATTTAGGAAGTACAAATGGTGGTTCAGTTCAAACATCTAATTTCATATATGATTCAACAGGAGTAGATGCTAGAACAATTGGAATTGTTCCAACTGAAAATGATATTGTTAAATTAGCAGGTGATTTAGTAGTAAATGCTGGTACTACAGGTACAACTAATATAGGACAAGCTACAATTACTCCTACAACATTTACAACAGAAGATAGATGTAGGAGAAGAAACGGTGTTGATATAAATACTAATACAAACACATATGAATTTTTTAAACCAGGAACATTTGGAGCTTTAACAGCTTCGGGTTCAATGGCTTACTATGGTAGAGCTCAAGGGTATGATGGAAGTGCATTAGTTGGAACAACAACATGGACTGAAAATTTCTCGGGTGAAGATAATAGAATAAAAATTAATAATAATTTACTTGTAGGAACATATGCAGGTGGTGATAAATTCACAACATCAACATATGATGAATATATTTTAGATCCTTTAGAATTACAAGTTAAACCAGGATATTTAGTTGAAGCTGGAGGTTCATATGGTTATTGGTCACCAGCAAATGCATCATCCGGGGATTATATTTATTATGCTAGAGCATTTCAAAGAAATTTAAATACTGGAGCTGGTAGTGTAACTATGAGTTTAGGTACTACTTTACAAGCTTGGAATTCAACATCAAACGGTGTGTCTGCAGCAATAATATTTAAAAGTTCAGGAACTGGAACTTATACCCCACCAAGATTTTTCGACCCTACGAATACAGTAGATAATGTTATTATTGCTAGTCAAGCAGCTGATGGGTTTATAAATCCATTCACATCAAATATTGCTCTGTATGGTAATGTTGGGGGTAGTATAAGTGGAAATAATTACAACATACCAATGAGAAATGGAGATGGTATGGTTTTAGATAGTTCGGATCAAGATTTTATAGTTATAATAAGATATAAAAATGATCCAACACCCATAACAAGTATAAATATAACAATTGCATAAAATAAAGGATGGCATTAGATAAAACTAAAAAATCAAATAGGTTACTTGCGAGTAGGAGGTATACGATGGAACAAAGTACGGATGCTCAAGAAGCATTCACAAGTGTACTTGACATCAATGCGTCTGAAGTCTACATTGACCAAGCAGCTATCCCAACTACTGGTTTACCATACTCCGGAAGTACTCAAAACGGAGAGTATGTACTATCTGGTAGTGCTGATTTATTAAGATATTACCATCAAGAACAATTAACACCTTCAAATGTTGTTAATGGTACAAAAACAGAAGTATTCTTTTTAATATCAGCATCAGGACATAACCCAGCAACTGCGGTTACACCTCAAATTATACAAGCAGGTCAACAAGGAAGTTTTATATCCCCAAAATATTCAGATCCTTCTTTATCAAATGCAGATACAGAAGACGCAACACCAGGTTATAATGTAACTATTAGAGTAAATGGTACTAAACAAAATGCAGCTAATTATCAATTTGATTATAAAACAGGTGTAATACAATTTAATGATGCAGGAGTATCTCCTACTACAGGTGATACAGTTGTATGTTCAGTTTATCAATATGTTGCTAGAACATTAAGTGATAGTGCTGGAGGTAGTGGACAAGGTTTCCCATTTTCAGGATCAGCTCAAATTACAGGATCAGTTGGTGGGGTTGCAGGAGGATTTGCAGTAACAGGTAGTAGTACTTTTGATATAAGTGGAACAACAGATGAATTTAAAATTGAATCAGCACCTATACAAGATTTTCCATTTTTATTAACTTATGCAACAGCATCTGGTAAGATAGGATATGTTGAAATATCAAGTGGTACTAGTGGTGCAGCAGGTTCTAATGGAACATCTGGTATATCAGGAACAAGTGGGTCAACGGGTTCATCAGGAACTGCAGGTTCAGCTGGGGCAATAGGAGCTTCAGGTTTAAGTGGTACAGCTGGTTCATCAGGATCAAGTGGTGCAGACGGAACAACAGGTTCAGGAGGTAATGCAGGTGAATCAGGTACAAATGGTTCAGCAGGTTCTTCAGGTGTAGATGGTGCTGCAGGTTTAAGTGGAACTTCGGGCTCAGCAGGCTCTTCAGGAGCAGATGGAACAACAGGTTCTTCAGGTTTAAGTGGTGAATCAGGCACAAACGGTTCATCAGGTTCTTCAGGTGTAGATGGCGTGGCAGGTTTAAGTGGAACTTCAGGTTCATCAGGATCTTCAGGTGCTGATGGTACTACAGGATCTTCGGGTGAAAGTAAAACTTCAGGATCAACAGGTTCAAGTGGTTTATCAGGTGGTAACGGTACAGTAGGATCTTCGGGATTAAGCGCAACTTCAGGTTCAACTGGGTCAAGTGGTGTAGCAGGAGCTTCAGGTTTAAGTAATACATCAGGTTCAGCAGGGTCAAGTGGTGCAGACGGTACTACAGGTTCATCAGGTGAAAGTAAAACTTCAGGATCAGCAGGTACTTCAGGATCTTCAGGAGCAAGTGCTACTTCAGGATCAGCAGGTTCTTCAGGTGTATCAGCAGTTTCAGGTTTAGCAGGAACATCGGGTTCATCTGGATCTTCAGGTGCAGATGGAACATCAGGATCAGCAGGTACTAGTGGATCCTCAGGAGGTACAGGAACAGTTGGTTCAAGTGGTCTTAGTGCAACTTCAGGTTCAACGGGGTCAAGTGGTGTAGCAGGAGCTTCAGGTTTAAGCAATACATCAGGTTCAGCAGGCTCTTCAGGAGCAGATGGAACAACAGGTTCATCAGGTGAAAGTAAAACTTCAGGATCAGCAGGTTCTTCAGGTGAAAGTGGTGCTGACGGAACAGTAGGTTCTTCAGGATTAAGCGGAACTTCAGGTTCAACTGGTTCTAGTGGAGTATCAGCAGTTTCAGGTTTAGCAGGAACTTCTGGTTCAGCAGGGTCAAGTGGTGCAGATGGTACTACAGGATCTTCAGGTGAAGCAGCAACTTCAGGATCTTCGGGTTCAGCAGGATCCTCAGGATCTTCTTCAACTTCAGGATCAGCAGGGTCTTCAGGAAATTCAAGTGCTTCAGGTTTAGCAGGAACATCAGGTTCATCAGGTTCTTCAGGTGCAGATGGAACAACAGGTTCAAGTGGTGAAAGCGCAACATCAGGTTCAACAGGATCTTCAGGTGAAAGTGGTGCTAATGGAACAGTTGGTTCAAGTGGTTTAAGTGCAACATCCGGATCTACAGGATCAAGTGGTGTAGCAGGAGCTTCAGGTTTAAGTGATACTTCAGGTTCAGCAGGCTCTTCAGGAGCAGATGGAACAACTGGTTCAAGTGGTGAAAGCTCAACATCCGGATCTACGGGTTCTTCAGGTGAAAGTGGTGCTAATGGAACAGTAGGTTCTTCAGGATTAAGTGCAACTTCAGGATCAACGGGCTCATCAGGAAATTCAGGTGCGTCAGGTTTAGCAGGAACTTCAGGCTCAGCAGGGTCTTCGGGTGCAGATGGTACAACAGGTTCAAGTGGTAATAGTGCAACATCAGGTTCAACAGGATCTTCAGGTGAAAGTGGAGGTTCGGGAACAGCAGGATCTTCAGGTTCTTCAGGATCAACAGGTTCAAGTGGTATTGATGGAGAATCAGGAGCAAGTGCTACATCAGGTTCATCAGGATCTTCAGGTTCTGTTGGTTCATCAGGTGACTCAGGTGGTAGTGGTACAGCAGGATCTTCAGGATCTTCTTCAACCTCGGGATCCCAAGGATCTTCAGGTGTATCCGCAGCTTCAGGTTTAAGTAATACATCAGGTTCATCTGGATCTTCAGGTGCAGATGGTACAAC